CTCGCTCAGATGAAGAACCTCGTTGAGATAAGAAACTCAGATAGAGTCAACACCGCGATGGATCTCGCGTCCGGTTCCTATCGTAGCAACGTAATTGAGATCGACCTCATAAAGAGACAAGTTACACTCCCTGGCAAGTCAAATAAGTATGAGTATAACTATCAGGATGCCAAGAAGAAGTACATGTCCGTGTCAGGAAAGGGAGAGGGTGAAGACTCTCATACGGACGAATTCATAAACGGATACTTTACTCCTGAGAATGAAAGAAGATATATCGTCATACGGGACTATGACGACTCGGGCACTCAGCAACTGAGAGGTGATCAGTTCATTCCTGAGATAGTATCTAACCGTCTTGCATATCGCCATCACTTAAATCACACTATCGTGTACGCGAAGGCGCATGGCCGCCTTGATTTCAGCGTTGGTGATATCGTTAACATTAAGATTCCTGAGTTTAAGATGACGCCTAACCCGCAGCAGAATAGACAGCTATCCGGCTACTATATGATAAATGATCTGACACACGTGTTCAATAAAGATATACATCAGACAGATATGAAACTTGTTAAATATGATTGGAGTGTAAGAGAATGAGAGAGACTGGTGTTGGGTTATACGAGCCGCTCTTCTTTATCGGAGTTGTAGAAAACAACGTTGATGAGAGACTTGAAAAGAGAGTACAGGTCCGTGCCTTCGGAGTGCATGGAACTGTGGATCAGGTACCAACCGAGAGTCTGCCGTGGGCTACTCTTATATACGGTAGCTACGATCCAAACTCCCCTCTACCTCCTATAAACTCATTTGTATTCGGCTTCTTTGTTGATGGCCGTGATGCACAGCAACCTATGATCCTTGGTCTTATACCTACACAGTTAACCGAAGTGATTAATCCTTCGGTCACCGGGTGGGGCGCAGTTCCTGGTCGTGACTCAAGTATAATCGCAAAAGGATCTACTCCTGACGATTACGGCCAGCCGTCAAACTCGAGACTCGAAAGAGGAGAGAACCTAGATCAGACATATGTTCTTCTGCAAGAATTGAACCGTGTAAAGGACGTGCCTACCGCAAAGATGAACAGCGATGATCCGTCGCCTGCATTCGAAGAACCAGCTCCAGCATACAACGCACAGTATCCATACAATAGAGTTATTGAAACGGCAAGCCACTCGATAGAACTTGATGACACTCCAGGTGCAGAGAGAATTACGATATTCCATAGATCAGGTTCATACGTATCTATTGACTCGAACGGCACATCGGTTCATAAGTCAATCTCTGATAAGTACGAGGTCAACGATACACATCAACACGTATATGTTGGTGGAAAGAGTAACGTCACGATCATGGGTGATAGCCGAGTTCTTGTAAAGGGTAACAAAGTAGAAGAAGTCGAAGGAGACTTAATTCAGATCGTTCATGGAAATCATATGTTATCTGTTGCCGGCCAGATGAACCTTAACGCAAGTGAAGAAGTTCAGATGAGAGCTGCTAAGCTTCGTTTTGAGGCTAATGTTGAAGGCATAAACATAAAAGCTGGGAGAGACATTAAGATACAGAGCGCAGAATCCACAAACATTAAGGCGAAAGCAATATTTGTTGATTCTGCTGAAACTACGGACATAAAGGCTGGAGAAGATCTTCATATTCAGTCTGGCGCCGATGTACATATTAAAGCAACTAATGTTAAGATCGATGATAAGATTAATATGGCTAATGGCGCTGCTGGTGATGCGGTTGCTGCCGCGGCTGCAGAGGGTACAGAGCTTCCAGAACCTGCATCAAAGAGTGCAAGCACGACTCAATATAGAAACAGTTCATCGCTTGGATCCGCTGGATACGCATCCCAGGATGAAGGTGGTGGAGGTTCTTCTTCTAGCGCTAGCGGTGCAGATCCTGCGGTAGAGTATACCGGATCGGCAAACGCAAGTATGGATCTTCTTACGCTTGTAAAATCTTTCGAAGGATTTAGTGAGTACCCGTACGAGGATTACGGACAATGGTCGATTGGTTACGGCAGTGGTGTTGGTCCTTCAAGTCAACCGCCTAAGATACCCGGACCTATATCCGAGCAAGAGGCGACACGCCTTCTAAGCGAGAACCTGCAGAAGTTTATTGTTAACGTTGAGACGATAAATCAGAAGGGTAACTATAATTGGACGCAAGAGTCGAAAGACGCTCTTACTTGCTTTGCTTATAACATTGGCAGTATAAATGAACTTACGGCCAATGGTACAAGAGATAATGCCACGATCGCGGCCAAGATGTTAGAGTATTCAAAAGCTGGCGGCGTTACTTTGAGCGCTCTTGTTCAGAGAAGAACTATTGAAAGACAAAAGTTTTTAAACGGTCTCGCTGGTACTAGCAGCGGTACACTTGTTTAAGTATTCGGAGGATAACCTATGACCACGAGTGGTCTGTGCAGTAGAAGAAATTGCGTAACTAGAGTTGGTGATTCTGGCGAGATCATAGAGCTTGAGATTCCTCAGGCTCTTGATATCGGGGAGTTTAGTGCTGCATCACTTAACGACCTATTTCAGAGCGGTATTGTCTCTTCTCCTGGAGACAACGACCCTATCACAGTAATCACAAGAGAGTATGGAACAGATCCTTTCTATTCTTCCGTAGGTGCTGTCAACCAATACTTTACAAGACCCGACGTAAGAAACCTTATTAATCCGGATAGACACCCTCTATTAGACGAGAGAGTAAACGCCGGTGTTGTCTTCACTCCTGTAGAGATAGCAGATTTTATACGTGAGTATGGCTATACCCCGATTACTCTATCTGTATCTAGCTCCATCGTATCTATCAAGTTAATTAATGAATTCGAAGCGTTCTACACAAAGAACTTTACTCAGAGTACTATCGGCAGTTTCTGCGCTCTCGTTCCTAGCATATTTGGTGCTATAGGAGCATTCTTTACGGCCCTTGACGGAATTGCAGATTTAGTCAATAAGCTAAAGAACTTCGCACTTAACTTTTCTCTAGCAGGTCTGTTGAATCAGCTTAAAGATAATATAACAAAAGTATTGGATAAAGTAATTGATAAAGTGAAGAACATTATCGAAAACTTTTCAATCGCAGATGTTATTTCTGAAGTAAAGACATTTATAGTAGAAAAGATAGGTGGTCAGTTTCAAAAGATAAAAGAAGCTGCGATGAAGTTCTTTGATCCTGAAAACTTAAAGAACTTTAAGAATAAGATACAAGCAATCATAGACTATGCGGTCGGCGTGTTTAAAAACCCGACTCTTGAAGATATCCAGTTTCTTCTATATAGATTCTGCCAATTCGTTTCACAAGTAGAGAACGGCATCAATGCAATTAAAAACCCCCTCGACACCTTTGTGAATTCATATAAAGATACGATAAGCATTCTAACATCAAACTCAGCCGCAAATAGCGCGCGATCCGTCACTGCTGGTGGAATTCGTTACGATCTTCCTGCTCGTGGTACTGGAATAAATACAAGTAGAGAAATTTATACAGCAGCTGGAGATATTCCGCCAATGGGCCCGGAAGATTTTCAAGCAGTAACTCCTTGGAACGAAGGCAAGGGTGACTCTAGAGTAACGTTTAACGGTAGGTGGGTTGCTGCTTTAGGCAGAGATGGTTGGGAGAAAGTTGACATTGGAGTAAGAGCAATGTTAATGAAGGTTCAGAAAGACTTTGGCCGACCTCTGTTTGTAAATAGTGGATACAGATCGCCTGAATATAATGCAAAATTAGACGGGGCCGCTAAGAACTCGTATCATATGCAAGGAAAGGCTTTAGATATATCTTGGTCTGGTCTAAACAATGAAACTAAAGAAGAGTTTATAAGATTGGCGAGAACGCGTGGATTCAGAGGAATAGGAAGATACAACAGCTTCATTCATATAGACGTAGGACCAGAAAGATCGTGGTCCGGCTAGTAAGAACACAATCCTTGCCTAGGGAGGCATAATAAGTGGTAGTACAGATCGTAACACCAGTTCGTAAGAGAGTTAGTCTGTTCTCAGACTTTCACAAGGATCTCACGCAGAATCCTATTACCGAAGACTTGGCAGTGAAGAGAGACGAAGAAGCTGTAAAGGAAGCCATTAAGAACCTCATTCTTACGGATCGTGGCGAGAGACTAATGCAACCACTCGTCGGCGGAAACATTCGCGCCATGCTTTTCGAGAATAACACGCCATCGACCATAAAGATCATTCAAGAATCAATCAAAGAAACGATTAACTTTTACGAACCGAGAGCAACACTCTTGGATGTTATAGTTCAATCTTCATTAGATGAATCTACTGTAGAAGTCGCGATCTATTTCTACATAAATAACATTGAACAGCCGATCACCTTAACGGTGTTCCTAGAGAGGACAAGATAAATGGCTACGAAACCAATTAACGAACTAGATTTCGCAGCATTAAAAGATCAGTTCATTACATTCCTTAAGGGCCAGACTCAGTTTAAGGATTACAATTTTGCTGGTTCAAATATGAACGTTCTTTTGGATGTTCTATCATACAACACGTATATGAATAACTTTTATACGAACATGGCAATTGGCGAGATGTTTCTTGACTCTGCGGTTCTTAAGAACTCGGTCGTATCGCACGCAAAGGAATTAAACTATCTTCCAAGATCTAGAACTTCTGCGAAGGCTATAGTTAACCTGTCCATCTCTGCCCCGACCGAAACTTCACAGACGATTACTATACCTCGTTTCACCGAATTCACATCTACTTACCAAGGATCTACTTTTACATTCATAACGAATGAAGTGTATGCTGCGCGTAGAACATCAGGAAGCACGTTCGTTGCGGCCAACGTAGAAATATTTGAAGGAGAGATACTTACGAACTTTGAGAAAGACGGCTTCTTCCTGGATGACCAGAATTTCTTGAGATGTAATCTTACGAACGATAACATAGACACTAGTACAATCGAAGTGTATGTAGATGAAGTCGCTACTGAAAATCAAAATCAATTCCTATACACGCCAGATATCTTCGGTGTCACACCAACGAGTAAGGTGTTTTATTTAGATCCATACTTTGATGATAGATACTCGATCTACTTCGGAAGAAACATCTACGGTGAGCAACCAGGCGTAGACATTGATGTTAAGGTACAGTATAGAATTTGTAGCGGTTCAGAACCAAACGGCGCAGCTCGCTTTGGTACTAGTTTTATTCCAAACGCAACGGTCACGACAGTAGAAGCTGCGAGTGGTGGAGCTGAGCGTGAGACGATTGATAGCATAAAGTACTTTGCTCCAAAGTCACTGCAGATCCAAGAAAGAGCTATAACCGCAAGAGACTACGAAGTTCTTCTTCGTCAAAGATTTCCAGACATTCAGTCAGTGTCAGTCTATGGTGGAGACGAGTTGGATCCTCCGCAGTATGGAAGAGTCGCGATATCGGTAAATCTACAGGGAGAAAGAATTCTTTCAAACACGAATAAGAATTCCTATGTTGCTTTTCTTTCAGACAAGAGTCCTCTTTCTATAGAACCGATATTCGTTGATCCAGAATTCCTATACGTAGAAGCTATCGTGGACATATCATTTTCTCGTAAGCTTACGACCAAGTCAACAGCTCAGCTCGAAACTCTTATAAGATCGGCCATACTTAACTTTAATCAAACGAACCTAGATGATTTCGGTGAAATTCTTAGATCATCGAGACTATCTTCAATCATAGATGACTTGGACGATGGAATTCTGAGTAACTCGCTCTGCGTGAACCCTATTATTGAATATAAGCCGGTTCTAAACCTTGCGCTCAATCCTAAGTTTAAGTTTGAAAGTCAACTCGTAAAACCTTATCCTTACAAATCAGTAAATGGTTTCGCTGACTTTAAACCAGCCATCGTAAGTACACCATTTACTTATCGCGGAATTCTATCAAAGATACAGGATGATGGCGCTGGAAATATGCAAATTATCAGTGCTGGCGCAGTTAATACTGAAATACTTAAACCAAATGCTGGCACCGTGGATTACACAACAGGCGAAGTAAGGCTCATAAACTTTATAGTAGAGTCTTTCACAGGAAATGGTATTAAGATCTATGCGGCAACAACATCTGTTGATATAACAGCGCCAAAAAGCAGAATTCTTACAGTTCGCGACGAAGATGTATTAGTCAACTTCATAGAGACAAACTGATGCCAGTAGAAAAGCTAATATCGTTTCATATAGAACGACAGTTCCCGGCCATCTATCGTGAAGATGGTCAAGAACTTATTCAATTGGTAAAAGAATACTATAAGTTTTTAGAAACAAACACCGAACAGAGTTTATATAACGGAAGAAGACTCTTTGAGTATAAAGATATAGATACTACTCTTGAAAGTATGCTGATATTCTTTAAGAAAAAGTATCTCGCAGATCTTCCGTTCGATGGTGACACCGTAAGAATTGTTGTAAAGAACATATTAGGTCTGTATCGTAGAAAAGGAACTCAAGGCGGGCTCGAGCTCTTCTTCAATATTTTTTATAACGAAAGCATCAAAGTATACTACCCAGCCAAAGATATGTTTAGACCTTCCGATTCTGAGTGGAAGAAAGGCACCTATCTTCAGATGATGCCTAACAATGGGCTATTCACTTCAACAAAAACAACTCAGACATATACATATAAAGACCTAATCGGTAAACAAATCATTGGTGCATCTTCAAGAGTAAAGGCTACAGTTGATAAGATAAACTTCGTCATCGTCGGTAATACTATTACTCCAATACTTTTCATTAATGATGAGACTGGAAGTTTTATTGGTAAAGAAAACATAATAAGTGAATTCAGTGGTATACCTATAAGCTTTGGTGTTATCAATGGATCTCTAACATCAATAGCAGTGGATGATAATTTTGGTGGATCGATAGGAAACGAAATAGGTGACATAGTAACATTTAGAACCGACAATGGGTTTGGCGCAAAAGGGCTCGTCACCGCAGTTACTGAGAATTTTTCGGGTTTTGTTAGATACGATATTGAGGACGGGGGCTGGGGTTACTCTGTAGATACAACAAAGCTTCTTGTTTCTAACCAAACGATATTCCTTGATAACGAGGGCGGAAAGTTTCAACTGCTAGAAGCTTTAGAAGATGATTCTGGAAATAGAGGCATCGTGATCGGGCAGAGTAATACTGCAATTGGTTTAAAGATGGATGTTGGAGATGAATTTACGAACACGTCTATCATTACGACAATGGATAGAGACATAAATGTTAATATTACAACACTATCGCCATTGACTCCAATACGAATTTTGGAGAAGAATGATAGCTCACCAGGTCCTCTCTATCCAGAAACGTTAGATACTGACGACGTTATTCTCGCAGAGATTGATAACGAGGAG